ATTAAGTAATATGGATACTTTAAATTTATTAGAATGTTTGACCATAACAGGAGTGTTTGAAGACCCTTTAGATTTGATTAATTATACAAATTGTTGTGATTGTGAAGAATCTCCTTCTTGTTTTGACGAAGATACTACAGAGTATCCATTACAGCCACATTATGTTGATTTAATTAAAGACGAAATAGTAGCTCAATTAGCTGCTAAAATGAGTATTAAAGAAGATAAAGAAAATGATTCAAACGGTAATGGTCAAGAACAAACGAACGGAAGGTAAGATTACTACTGATTACGGAATCAACAACTATTATAAATATTTTATTAAAAATAATCAAGATGTTAATATAAGTGGAAGCAAATATAAAGACATAATTACTGAATTTAATAATGGAATAATAAACTTAATAATAGAGGAAGGGCTCGAATACACTATTCCGTACATAGGATCTACTTTATGTATAAGAAAAGATAAAAGAGTTCCAAGAATAGTAAACGGAAAATTATACAATCCATCACCTGTTGACTGGGTGGCAACAAATAAATTATGGTCTGAAGATGAAGAATCTAAAAATAAAAAATTATTAGTAAGATACTTAAATAATCACACTTCTAAATATGTTTTTAGAGTATATTTTAAAAAGTATAATCTTTATTTTGAAAATAAAAAATTATATTCATTTAAAGTTAATAGAATATTTAGCAGATTGCTAGGTAAAAGAATAAAAGATGAAGATAAAGAAAAATTCGATTCTTATTTATTATACAATAAAACAACAATAAACAATGATAGGAATATATAGAATAATATCTCCTTCTGAAAAAATATATATAGGTCAAACTATAAATAGCACAAATCGTTTTAAAAAATATCATTCATTAAACTGTAAAAATCAACCAAGACTATATAATTCTTTTTTAAAATATGGATATTTAAATCATATTATTGAAATTATTGAAGAATGTAAAGCTGAAGAATTAAATATTAAAGAAAGATATTGGCAGGATTATTACGATGTAATAGGTGAAAATGGTTTGAATTGCTTATTAACAAGAACAGATGTTTTACCGCAAAAAATTTCAAAAAACACTATATTAAAAATAAAGAATTCTTGTAAGAATAAAATTATTTCAGAAGAGTCGAAACTTAAAATGTCAATTACAAGAAAAGGTAAAAAACATTCTGAACAACATAGATTAGCATTAAAGGTTAAAGGAAGAAATAAAGGTAAAAAACATTCTGAAAAAACTAAATTATTAATGAGTTTATCTAAAAAAGGAAGTAAACACAGTCTTGCTAAAAAAGTAATATGTACAGAAACTAATAAAATTTGGAATACAATTAGCGAATGTGCAAATGACAATAATTTAAAAATAACAACTCTTTATGCTAGATTATCTGGTCAAAATAAAAATAAAACAACTTTAAAATTTTATATAAATGAAAATTATTAATTATGTTTCTCTTGGAAGAATTTTATGGAGAGTACTTAAAAATCCTTTAGCTTCTGAATTAAGTTACGAAGAAGCTGCTGAATACGCCTTAGAGTTTATAAGATTGCTTGGAGCTCCAGTAGTATATATAGATAAAGTGTCTCAAAATATAGTTCTTCAAAATCATAAAGCTGAATTGCCTTGTGATATTTTAACATTAAGCGGAGTCAGATATATGGATTCAGATGAGGACGGAGTTCTTAATCACCCAATAGCAATGAGAGAATCTACTAATGTATATCACTTTGATCCAAATGAATTTGAAAATCAAGGTAACACTGATTTTGAGTTGAGAGGAAATCATAGACGTAACGAATACACCTATTCTGTACAGAAGGGAATTCTTTTTTCTTCAATAAGAGACGGAGAAGTTCAAGTTGCGTATAGAGGTATAGCTACGGACGAAGAAGGATACCCTTTAATCCCAGATAATGAAAAAGTGTTACTTGGTATGGAGTATTATATTTTAAGCCGTTATTTAGAGCCTATGTACTTAATGGGTAAGATAACAGATAAAGCTTTTGAATATATACAACAAAAAAGATATTTTTATATGCCAAGCGCATTTACAGCGTTACAAATGCCAAGCGTAGATGGCATGGAATCTGTTATGAATTCTATAAACAGATTGATACTATCAAATACAAGCCACGAAAGTTTCTTTAAGAAATCTAGTGAAAAAGAAAGATTAAGAAAATTCCGTTAATAATTTAAAAAGACATTTTGAAGATGGCAAATAAACAAACAATATATAGCTACGAAGGTATGCTACAAGACGTTTCTAAAAGTAAATTTCCAAATCAATTTTACTTTGAAGGTAGAAATGTTAGAGTAGTTTCCACTGACTCGCAGTCTACAGGCGCGCTCACAAATGAAAAAGGAAATTCATTAATATTTAAAATTCCTACACCCGTAATTAATTATTCAACAAAAGTAATTACATATAATTCAATCTACTTTGGAACAAAAACATTATCTTATTTAAATAGTGAAATAAATTATAGTCCAGCACAAAGTGGCGATCAAGTAATAATTGGACATACGCATAGTAGGGAATTTTTATTATTATTTACTACTGACGATAATGGATTTGACTGTGTGTGGAAGATGAGGTATGACAATTATGATTTAACATTGTTGTATCTAAGAGATATGAATTTTTCTAAAAACACACCGATACAGGCTATTAATAATTTTGAAAATGAAATTATTGATAAAATATATTGGGTAGACGGAAATAATCAACTTAAATTTCTAAACATAGAGCATTCAATAATAAATGGAGATTTAGAAAATCTTATTGATATTCCTATGAATGTTGTTGATATGGTTGGAAAGTACAATTTAACTCAACCAATAATTAACTCTATATCTACAGGCGGTGTTCATACTTCTGGAATGATTCAATATGCTTATAATTTATATAGATTAAATTCTTCTCAAACAAAAGTATCACCGTTAAGTGAATTGATACCTTTAGATAAAGGTAATCTTGGTGGCGGAGCTGTAAATGAGTTAGTTGGGTCTATACCAAGTGTATCTATATCTAATATAGATGAAGCTTATACCAATATAAAAACATACGCTATAAAATACACTTCTTATAATGAAGTGCCTACTATATCAATTATAGATGACAGAGAAATTCCTTCAAGTAAATCAATAAATATATTTGATGACGGTAATATAATAAGTACAGTATCTATAGAAGAATTTCTTTTCTTAGGTTCAGATATAATAATACCAAAACATATAATAAGCAAATTTAATAGATTATTTTTATCTAATTATAAGGAGATAAATTTTATAGTTGATTTGGATTTTAGAGCGTATTCATTTAATAGTTCTAAATTAGCAAAAGTTTATGATAATTTAAGATTAATAGCTGGTGTTCCATCTGGAGATTCGTTTGAGTTAAGTGCCGTTTCAGGCACTCCAGATTATTTAAATCCTACGTTAACAAAAAACGATTCTGTAAACCTTAATTACAATGATTATAAATTCCAATCTAATGGGACTACTAAAGGCGGTGAAGGTAAATATCTAAAATATGAACTAACAACAACAACTGCTTTTGATCCTGACAATAAATATTTTAAAGATGATGAAGTTTATAGAATAGGTATTGAGTTTTTTAATAAATATGGACAATTTTCTTTACCAAATTGGATAGCTGATTTTAGGTCTCTTTCAGGCAATTTACAAGGTAACTATAATACTTTTAAGTTTACACTTAAATCTGATTTCTTTACATGGTTAAATACATCTAATCTAAACGATTACGAAAAACCTGTAGGATATAAAATAGTAATGGCTGAAAGGACATTAAATGATAGAACCATTATAGCTAATGGATTGATAAATAGCATGATGATTAATGAAAAATCAACACGCGGTGTTATGCCGTACGATGAAATAAAAGTTAAATCAGACTCTTTAATAAAACTACCAAATATACTTCAAAGAAATTGTAATCAAACAGAAATATATGGCAATGTAAAACCGCTAAGAAGAGCTTCTCACCTAGACTATTTAAACAGAATGTCAAGAAATCCAAATACAGAGGTTATGGGAAGATATATATATGGAACTAGCGGAACTGAACATCACACTGAAGAAGCAACAGGTACTTTATATCAATATAATTCAATGTTGCAATTGTATTCTCCTGAAGTATTATTTGGAGGCTCTACATCGCTAACTAATGGTCTTAGATTAAGAATAAAGGGAGCTTTAAAAAATTCAGTAAACAATTCTTGGACAAGAGTACTTGATACTAGTATAGCAACATATACCATTCTTCATGAAGGAAAAGCAATTAATGGAATATCACCACATTATTCTCAATCAGCCGAATCAATATCTGGCAATGTGTATAGTACTTTAGGTTGGGGATTAATTTCTGCTCCTGCAGACAGAAAAGCTGCAAGAGCTGCTCACTCTATGTTTTATAGAGGTTATGGAGATATTCCAAATACATCTATTGCTGGTGGAGATACATTAGCTCTAACTAACCCTTTATCTATGTCTTCTGGAGTCGATACAAATTCATTAATGGGCCTTAGTTCTGGTGGCAGGGAAATAATAACTACTTTAGACGCAACACATCTAACAACTACAGTTTCATATGAAATAGTTCCTAGTGTTGGATACACTACTATACCATATACCGTTGGTATTTATTCAGATATTGAAGGAAATAATTTAATAGCTGGCACTCAATTATCTGCAGTTATAGGAACACAGACAACTTCTAAGACAGAGACTGTACTCAGTCCTAATAGTTACTTCTTAAAAATAACAGCAGTTGTAGAGCTTGCAGGGGTTATAAATGTAACTGTTTCAGAGGCAGTAATAGCTACTCCTGAGTATTTAAAGGCAGAAAGCCTGTTAAATTATTTTACAGTGGGTACGGTGGTAGCTCCTGTAACTAATTTCTTTACGCCAAGCCCAATATCTACATATGTGGATATATATGGAGTTCCTGAGTTTACTGAAAAAGGTCAAGGCGGAACAACGTATAACAATGATTATAAGTATAGGTATACAAACTCATTAAAAAGTTTTTTATCAGACGGATATAAATATTACGATGAGGACGGTTCATTTGCTCGTAAAACTATATCTATAAATAGTTATGGAAACAGGTGTATAACTTTAGTTTGCGGTGATGATTTGACGTCTACTAACAGTTGGGATAGGCCAAAATTAGAAACTATTTTTGCAAATACTGGAATAGGAGGGGAAAATAATGCATTAATAGGCGAGTTAGTTAAATCAGATGTTGATATATATTTAGGTAATATATACGGAGGAAATAGTTATGAAGACAAGAAAAGAAGTAACTATATCGAAGTTGGTAATTATAATAAAATAAATCAATCATTACCTACTGTAATAATAAATTCTCCTGGCGATACATTTGTAAGTGCGTTTAGATTTGCTAGAATAGTAAAAACAGATACAGATATAGTTTCGGAAGGAACTTATCAATTAGAGGAAATAGTTGAATTCATAACGGAAACTTCTATTGATTTAAAAAACAGAAATGACTTAAGTTTAGGGGCTTGGGATAATAGATTTTCTCCTAGCGATAGCGAATTTCATAAATACAATAAAGTATATTCTCAATTACCTACATTGGTTAAAAGAAGAAATTTAAACTACACATCTAAAAGACTTACAAGTTATGATACTAATATAGTAGCAACTAGATTAAAGTCAGCTGGAGAAACAATAGATAGTTGGACTGACGTTCAATTAAATGAAGTTATGACTCTAGATGGCAAACATGGAAGTGTAAATTCTTTAGTAAGCTTTAGTGATGAGGTTTATGCTTTTCAAGATAAAGCCGTTGCGTATATATCTATAAATCCAAGAGTTCAAACCCAGGGTAGCGATGGATTATCCATACAGTTGGGAACTGGTAATGTTTTAGATAGATATAAGTATATTACAACTATATCTGGGAGTGTTAATAAATGGAGTATAGTTTCATCTTCAAGAGGAATATATTACTTTGATTTAATAAACAAAGCATATATGTCATTTAGATTGAATTCTCAAAACTCGTCTAGTGCTAATAATATTCAATTAGAAGGACTATCTAATAATTATGGTATGCACGCTTATTTTATAAATAATATTAACGCAGACAGCCTTAGAATAGATAATCCGTTAATAGGTACTGGAATATCATCTGGATTTGATTATATTAATAATGATATTTTTATGACTTTTAATCAAACTGGAAAAGAGTCATTTACATTATCGTATAATGAAGTAAAAAATAAATTTATATCATTTTATGACTATAAGCCAAGTATGTATATGAGTAGAGGAGAGCACTTAATAACAACTTCTCCAGACACTAAAAGCATATATAGACAATATGCTGGAAATTATAATACTTTTTATGGATTTTATTACCCATCGTCAATAACATTTAATGTTAATCCAGAAGCAACTCAAGATTGTGTGTTTGATAATATTAACTTTAAGTCTGAGGTTTATTTAAACGATGTTGATATAGTTGATAAAACTATAACACATATTAAAGCTTATAATGATTATCAAGATTCAACACTAGTTCCATTAGTATTAGGTAGAAACAATAACCTTAGACGTAAGTTTAGGGACTGGAATGCGTTAATACCAAGAGCTGGTAGGAATAGAATAAGAGCTCCGTTTATAAAATTGAAGTTAGAATTTAATCAACCTTCTAATAATTATAAACTAATTATGCATGATGTTGGAATTTATTACACAGTATAATTTAAAATATTATAAAATATATAGTTTAAAACTTGATTATATATAATATAAATACTATATTTGTAGAATTACAAATATCCAATAACTAACAAGGGGATGAACGTAAAAAATTCATCCCCTTTTTTTATATAAAATAATATGGAAAAAAACAACTATTTTAACAACAATATCAATCCAAAATATAATAATTACTTAAATATGAGACAATATGCTCAAGGTGGAAACCTTACTCGCTTTGATGAAGGCGGAACTCACGAATCATCTCCATTAGGCGGAATACCTCAAGGACAAGCTCCTGATGGGAAACAAAATACAGTTGAACAAGGAGAATCTAAAAAAGGAAATTTTATTTATTCTAATAGAATAGCTTTAGATAAAGAATTAGTTAAGCAATTTAATCTTCCTGGTTATGTAGCTGGTAAGTCTGTCTCTGATGCTTCTAAAGCTATAGACGATAAGTTTAAAGATAGAGCTGATAAATATGCTCAAGAAACAAAATCTACACTTCTTGATAGATTATCTCAAGCTCAAGAATATCTTAAACAACAAGAACAATCTACAGAAGAGCAAGCTAATCAATCAATGCAAGCTAATTCTCAGCAAATTCCAGACCAAATGAACGGTCAAATTCCTGAAGGAATGGAAGAGTATGCTCAAGAAGAGCCTCAGCAAGGTGAAGAAGTTCAAAACATTCAAACGCCCTCACCTATAGCTGCTTTTGGCGGCTATCAACAAAAAAGATATGATTTTGGAGGTGTTGCGCCAATAGATGCTAGTGCTGGCGTTGGATATAATTTTAAACCGCAAGCAATGACTTCTAATTCTCCATTGACTAGTCCTTCCGTTTTAGCTAATGGACAAGGAACAACTGGAACTGGAACATCCACTTCTGCAACTCCGTCTGCTGGTCCAGGAGCTGGAGCTATAGTAGGAGCTGCGGGTACAGCTATGGAACTAGGTCAACTAGCTTTTGGAAAAGCTGCTCAAGATACAACTGGATTAGCGGCTTCTGGACGTGTAGGTGGTGCTGGAATGGTAGGTGGAGCTGCTTTAAAAGGAGCTGCTGCTGGAACTGCTATTATGCCAGGAATAGGTACTGCTATTGGAGCTGGAGTAGGTCTTTTAGCTGGAGTTGCTGGTTTAGGAAAGGCTAGAAAAGCAGAAGAGAAAAACACTAACAATTTCGCATTAAATACAAATTCTCAATTTCAAGATCAACATGCTTTTGGTGGAGATTTAAATGGCCCTGGTAAAAAAATAAAAAATCCTGATGGTTCTTATAGTATTGTTAATACATCTACAAGACAAGTAACTCCTGGTTCTGTAGGAACTACAATTCCTGGAACACCTGGAAGTCCAGCGGTTTTACCTTCTGCAGGTGGAGTAAATGCTACTGACCCTGGAAGAAATAAAGCTTTTGCTCAAGCTAGAGCATCTGGATTACCAACATTCAATTATAATGGTAAAGTATATAATACTGACATTAAATTAGCAACACCTGGAAGGCCAGCTGTAAATCCTACACCAAGTATCGTAACTCCTTCAATACCTCCAACATATGAAACTCAAACATCTGTAGAGCCAATACCAAATCAAGTTTACAATGTTCAAGCTCAAAGAGGAACAGCTGGAACTGGAGTTTTAAGACCTGGAATAGGCGGTGGTATAACTACAAATAATCAATATACAGCTAATCAAGACGTGGCAAATAGAGCTATTAATGCTCAGCAAGTTTATAATGTGGATGTTAATAGAAGATATGCTCCAGTAGTAGATGATGGAAGGAGTAATAACTCAGCTCAAATAGCTAATAGGAATGCTAAAGCTGAATTAAGAAGACAACAACTTCAAGGAACCGCAACTGCTACTGAAATACCTACACAATTAGGTTTGGAGAGAAAGAAAGTTGAAGCTTTAAGAGGGGCAGATTCTTTTGCTTATGGAGGTAAGATGAATCAGTATCTAAAAGGAGGTCCTTTCGACGTTACTGAAGATTTGACTCCAGAAGTGACGAAATTTTTAATGCAAAAAAATCCTAATCCAGAAATAGGAAATACAACTGCTTTGTCTGCATATAATAATGAAGCTATAAATCCTGGCTTATATTCAACAACTAAAGAATTAGATGGTGATAGATATAGTCTTAAAAATAGACTTGGAAGAGCTGGAGAGACTTTAAAAGAAAATGCAGGTGATTTAATGAGATTAGCTCCAGTAGCTATGAATGCTTATCAATTAAGTAAACTTAAAAAACCACAAGGTTTCCAATACAACACATTAAACAATAGATATGTTCCTCAATATGTTGATGAAGCCCAAATGCAAAGAACAATTGACCAAGAAGGTAATAATCAAATGGCGGCTATAACTCAAATGGGAGGTTCTGAAGGTGCTACTCGTAATGCAATACTTGGAATAGGTGCTAATAAAATGAGAGGACTAAGCGATGCTTATGCAAATGCAGCAGCTCAAAATAGAGCTCAAGATTCAGCGGCTCAACAATTTAAT